TCAGTACGGCCCTGTTTACCCAGTCGCCCCAGGTGCCACTAATTGTTGTGGCTGGGAATGGCTGAGTCCCACCAAATGCGCTGGTGGTGCTGATATTTAGGCCTGTTTGTGTTGCGCACTGGCCTGCTTGCGCGCTTAAAGTGCCGGCGGTCATTGCGTAATTGTTGCCTTGCACTCGACCAAAGGCTGCAAAGTTTCCCTCACAGCTCAAAGTAACAAAGTCTGCGTTGCCGACGCCCCCAGAATAGGGGATGCCGTACTGCACCATTGCGTCAGTTATGCGACCGACAAAGAGCTGGCGATATGTGCCGGACGTGCCGAGCCTCACGGAAATGCGCAGCCAAGTGCCTGTGACAAAAAGGGCATTGGGGGTTGCGTAGCCGGTTGGGTAACGCAAAACCACGTTGCCTGTGTTGGCGCTGTAAGCGTCTAAAGGCTTTTGCCGGCCATAGGTCAAAGACACGTTTTGCACGTTGGCAACAACAGTTGTAAGCGTTGCGTAAGTCGCGCCGACCTCTACCTGGTATTGAACTATTGCCATTAGAAAATGTTGCTCACCTTGATTGGCACGCTGCCGTTTTGGCGCATGTATGAGCGCAACGCCTCGACTACTTGGTTAGGGTCGCCGCCATAAACGCTTATGTTCACATTGTTGTTTCTTTCGGCAAGGTTTGCGCTGCCGTTCACGCCAGGGTCGCTTGGCTCAACTGGCTCGGCCATACGGCCTATAGATATTTCTTGCAATGCTTTGATGTCTTTGCCTGGCTTTAGCAGGTTGATGCCGTAAATAACTAGGTTTATGGCTTTAATCCAGCCGTTTGCCATGCCCTCGATGTAGCCCGCCACAAAGTTGACAACAGTTCGCACAACTTCTCTAAAGCCCTCGAACTTTTTGTATGCGTAAATTACAGCCGCGCCTAAAGCAAGAATGCCGGCAGTAATTGCTACCGCAGGGTTCAGCATCATTGCTGCGTTGACGGCAAGAATTGAGCCAGCCAAAATGCCCATGCCGGCGATAACTGCGGCAAGTAGCTCAGGGTTTTTTTCTGCCCAGTCTGAAAACTTTTGCACTACAGGTAACAATTTTTCCATGATCGGCAAAAAGGCTTGCCCTATTGACTCTTTGGTTTCGCCAAAAGCAATGCCTAGTTTTTTCATGCCACCTGCAGCTGTGTTTGCTGCGGCCTCGCCGGCACCACCAAAGTTTGCCTCTAACACTTTTTGCACATCGGCAAGGCTGGCGCCGTCTTTGATCATTGCTTTGATCTCTGGGCTGAGCGCGCCTAACGCTTTCATATTTCCCGCATAACCTTTTGACAACGCCTCGCTGACATCAACCAGCGGTTTACCTGTCGCCGCCGCGACGTCAGTCGCCAAGTTCATTAACTCTGTTGCTTTTGTAACGTCTTTGGTGGCAACGACTAACTTCTGAAACGCTGGCCGCGCCTCATCGTCCGATATTGCCGCGCTTTTAGCAAGGCTAGAAATGTAAGACTCAACAGATTGCACTTGTGCATCAGTGGCGCCAGTGCTTGCCTTAATTTGTCGAGCCAGGCCAGCCTGTGCCGCCTGGTCTTCTATCGCTGCTTTCACGCTGTCGCCAATAACAGCAGTCACAGCGCCGAGCGCTGCAGCCGCTGGCACAGCCGCCTTTTTAATGGCAAATTGCGCTTTCTGACCTACGGTCTCCAGCTGCTTAAATTCGCGCACAGCACTTTTTATGCCCTTGTCATCAAAGCTGCTGATAATGGGTATGGAAATCATTTGAAGTCCCTATTAACGCGGTTAATGACGCGCAACGATGCGCGCTCAATTTCGGTGGTGATAGCGCGTATCTGGCTGTAAACGGCTGGCCCAAAAATGCGGGTGCGGCCCTGCTGGGGCGTATTGCCCAAATTGGTTGCAAGCGTGTTGCTGTTTTTGCGACCTGCAGTCTCAAATATGCCGGTGGCCGCGTCGGTCTGCTGAATGACGATTACGCCATTGTTGTTGCGTCTTGTATCCAATTTGACTTTGACGCCCTTAGACGCCTTTACAGGGTCATATGGGAACAATTTACGGCCATTGCTAGACCACTGCCTAGACATGCCAGACAACGGCACGCCCAAAGACGAGTAGCGCTGCTGGGCAGCCTGTATTGCCGGCGCGGCTATCTGATTAAGTTCTGCAGCAAACTGTTTGCGTAGCCCAGGCTCAATTTTGTTCAGCGCAGCCACAGCCTCTCGGATACCCACAAGTTCTGTGTTAACTGTCGCTGTCATCGTTGCTGCCTTGCTTTGTTCATAATACTAATGCAAGTGTTCAGGTCAGCGCTCAGAAATTCTATGTTCGGCGGCCAAAAGCCAGTCTCTAAAAGAAGATGACAAAGAGCTAGTCTGTAGCCGCCTGCGTAGGGTTTGAGTCTTCCTGCTCAACAACTTCCGGCATTGCTACCAGTTTTTTGATGAAGTCATCAAAGACAACTGGCACTGTGATGCCCTCTTTTTTGCTGGCCTCCCAGGCGAGATAAGCCAAATCCTCGGCGCCGATGCCTTGCGCTAAATCTGACATTTTGCGCTTGTATTTACGTTCCCATTGCACAGCGCACCAAAGGTTTGTTGTGACCTGGTGCGGGCCGTCGCCAGTATCAAGTTTTAATGTTATTTGCATGTCTGCCGCCTTGCGTCGGGTTAGTTATGGGCTTGTAATGTCGCGCGCGTAGGTTCCGCCAACAAACGACGCGGTAACCATGCTGAGTTCGCCTACAGCGCCAGCAATGGGCGTGAAGTTGACGAGCTGCATGTTAATGATCGTGTACTCAGGGTTGCTTGCGCTTTCCGTGACGCCAGATGGCGAAATGGTCAATTCTGTTGTGCCGGTGCCTAAGTTTGCGAACAGGGTTGCCTCGACTTCTCCAGTGCCGTATGACAGGTACATTTCAAGGTCTACTGCGACGGTTTGCAAGCCTGGCACAAAACGGTGGCCTGTGTCGCCAAAGGCTGTCGCCTCAAGGCTGTCAACGCCAAGGGTAATGGTTGCGCTACGGCACTGGTCAGTTAAATCAACTTTTGCGCCGCCAGTTGTGGGCGCAAGGTTCACTGTCGGGTTTGTTAGATATGTTGAAGTTGCCATTTTGTCTCCCGTGGTAACACTTCGATATGAATAGAGGGTAGCACTTTTATGCTGTCTGTGCTTGTAAAGCCATTTGCAAGTTGTAACACGGGTAGGTCGCCCCGCCCATTTCAACTGCACCTGGCTGGCCTGACATGACGATAATTGGGCTGGCTAAAACGCTGGCCGCAATGCTCAACAGTTTCTGCAGTACTGGCAGGCCTGCTGGGCCTGTGCCAATGACCTTGACTTGAAATGTCATGCGCACAATGTTGCCTTTGCCTGCGATGGTCTCAAAACTTGGCGCGTCAAGAAACACACAGTTAGGCACAATTTTGGTGGCGTCATTTACGACGCGCAGGCCTGTAACGGCTTGCAGTGTGGCTGTAACGTCAGCGATTGCCTCGTTAAACAGGTCTGTGTAAGCCATCAGGCGACCTGTGGGCGGTCAATGCCTAGCAGCTGCTTAATAACTGGCGTCATTGCATTAACGTTTGCCTGCCCCATGCCGTCAAAGGTCGCAAAGGTGTCTTGCGTACTGCCTCGACTACGCCACAAGGCCGCCGCATACATGAGCGTGCCCAGAGTGACGTCGTGCCCAGGTGAAGTTGTCAATGAGTCTGCATAGCCTGACTCCTGCCTACGACGATAGGCAAAATCGTTTCCAGCGTTGCGGGCCTGCGTAAGCAGTGTGTAATCGTCTGACGGGTCTGCAATGTCTACGCCTAAATAGGTTTCTAGCTGCGCGGCTGTAATCCAGGTGCAGCTCTGAGTGTAAGTGACGGTGCCGGTGTAAATAACGGTGTACTGAACGTTGGCGCCAGTGCAAGCAAACAACACTTGGTTTTCTCTGGGCACGTTTGCGTTAAATAGCAGCGCGCCTGATTCGCTTTCAATACCGATGTACTCGTACAGCGGTATGTCAAGCACAGTAAAC